ACGCAGGATGCGCCGGTGAAGACCGGCGACGGTATTCGGCGTATCGACTTTGGCGACGGCTCCTACGTTGAGCATGACCGGAGCAACGGTAATCTTACGATTCATGCCACTGGCGTTGTGACCATCACAGGTGCAGAGATTCGGTTGAATTAGAGGTGAGCGAATGAATCAAACGAGATTAGGCGATTTGGACACAGGGCACGATGCATGCCCGCCTACTGCCTTAGCTAGTGCAAGCCCTAATGTGCTTGTGAATGGTAAAGGCGCAGGCAGGGTAGGCGATGCCTACGTGCCACATAGTTGCCCAGTACATAGTCCGCACACAGGCACGATTGCCAGTGGTAGTAGTTCCGTATTCATTAACGGAAAGCCCGCAGGACGAATCGGCGACTCTGTAAGTTGTGGCGGATCCGTGGCGCAGGGAAGTCCTAATGTATTTGTAGGAGGATGAGATGGCAGATATTGGTTATATGGGGGACATCCCCTTTACAACGTCCTCACGGCAAGTTAGGACGTTCTTTGATTACAGTCGCAAAGGCGACCCAAGATTAGGTACGCATGATGTAATTGGCGGGAAGTCAAGGATAGAATTTATTGCCCCGTCTTTGGAGACGATAGATTTTACTATCAAATTATCGAAGGGCTTAGGGCTGAACCCTTTACGGGAGCTTGAAGACCTACGGGAGATGCGAGATACAGGCGCTGTGTTTAATCTATTTTTGGGTGGTCGCCCTGTGTCGGAACATAAATGGATAATTGCAACGCTCGGCGAAGCGGTCAAGTACTTTGATAGGAAAGGCGAAATCATATCGGTCGATGTAGGCCTTTCACTGCAAGAATATGTAGAATCCGTTGAGGATGTAGGAGGTGATAGCGGTGGAACTTCAAATTAGTACGGCGGATGAAGTCAAGCCTATCGACTTTGCGCCTAAAACTGAAATTGATGAAATCGTGCAGAACGTACTTTGTATTTTGCGAACTACGAAATTCACGGTACCATTGGATAGAGAGTTTGGCATCGATGCCAGTATTATTGATACACCGCTATCACCTCGATTTAGGGCGAGGGTGTACAGCGATATCTTGGACAATATCCGAAAGTATGAACCTCGCGTTTCATTGCGCGAGATAGACATTACATCGAATGCAGAAGGTAAAGCTGAGGTAGTGGCGACGATTAGAATTAAGGAGGGGAGTCGATGAAGGTAACAGACTTACCAAATATTGAGTTCGTAGATGCGAACAAAGAAGTAGTTGAGGCAAAACTGCTTGCCTTGTATACGGCGACAACAGGGAGAACATTATCAAGGGCTGACCCTATCCGCCTATTTATTCTAGTCATCGCTAACGCGGTAATTTTATTGTTAAATGCAATCAACGAGTCGGCTAAGCAGAACTTGCTTGCCTATGCGACGGGAGCGAACCTTGACCACATCGGTATCGCATTAGGTGTTGAGCGGTTGCCGAGTTCTAAGGCTGTAACAACGATGGAAATACAACTTTCCGCAGTTCGTGAAGGTAACGTGATTATTCCAATAGGGACAAGGTTCACGGCTGGCGATAACGTGGTATTCTCCACGGTTGAAAATACTTTAGTTCCAGCCGGTAAGACGAGTGTTACAGTTAAGGCCGAATGTGAGACACTCGGAGAGGTCGGCAACGGCTATCAAATTGGTGTAATTAAAACGTTAGTTGACCCACTACCATTCGTGGCAAGTGTACGAAATACAACCGTGACGGAAGGTGGCGCGAATATCGAATCGGATGACCATTTCCGTGAGCGCATCCATGAAGCGCCGGAAAGCTTTTCTTGCGCAGGATCGGAAGGGGCTTATCAATTCCACGTTAAGAAAACGTCACCGCTTATTGAGTCGGTTACTGTCGTGAGCCCTGGTGAGGGTAAGGTGCAACTATATCCAATCCTTCAAGGTGGTAAGCTACCAGATGAAGAGTTGAAGGGCAAGATATTGGAAAGTGTCAGCCATAAATATGTGAGACCTCTTACTGATAAGGTAAGTGTAGAAACACCCCTATTTAAGGATTATAACGTTAACATGACCTACTACATCGCAAAAACTGATGCTAGTAGAGCGGTAACTATTCAACGTGATGTCGAGCTCGCAGTGAATGACTACATCATATGGCAGACCTCGACAGTAGGACGTGATATTAATCCGTCCGAGTTGATTCATCGCGTGATGAAGGCTGGGGCGAAACGTGTTGAAGTGACTACTCCTACTTTCACGAAACTCAAGAACGGTGTTGAGGCGGACAGCTACAAAGTGGAGCTTGCAAGACTTGGTACTAAAACGGTGAACTATGGAGGTTACGAGGATGAGTAAAGTAATTGACGTATGCGCCACACTACCATCCTCAATTAGCTACGACGAGAATGTGCAAGCTTTATCTAAGTTATTTACGGATGAGCTATTGGCATTAGCACCGCATGTGGAGCAGTTGACGATGCTACCACATCTCAAGGAACTTTCCGATTCGCTGCTTGATCAATTAGCATGGCATTTGCACGTAGACTTTTACGATCAAAAAGCGAGTCGAGAAGAACGCGAAAAACTCGTGTATCGATCGATAGCATGGCATCGCAAGAAGGGAACTGTAGGCGTAGTAGAAGATATGGTTAAGCTTATCGGCGATGAAGCGGAGATTGTGGAGAACTGGGAATATAACGGTAGGCCGTACCATTTTAAAATCCAAATTACGAGCAATAAAAACTATGATAACGCGAAGTTGCAACAAATCCGTGAGCTTGTGGAGTTCGTGAAGAACGTACGGTCAAAGCTCGACGGCATCGACATTGTGAGCTTATCGAGTGTAGCACTATTCGCAGGTGGTCGTATGGCAACGGAAGATGTAGATATTCCGATTCCGTATACACCTAATAACGACGTATCTGGAGAAGAGTTTACATTCGGAACTATGGTTTATGAAATAGGCGATTGGAGGAGTTAGCATGGCATGGAGTCAAGCAATACTAACAGCAAAAGGCCGTGAGCTTAGCGCAAAGGCGCTAGCCGGTCGATTAAAATTAAATTTCACAGAAGTGTGGATTGGTGACGGTAATCTAACGAATATCGAAACCGCAACAGACCTTGCGCATAAGCGTATAAAGGCGGATATTTCCGAGATTATTCAAGACGAGAACGAGGGTACTTGTAAGGTTAAAATTGTAACGAGTAATAAGACGTTAACCGGATCTAGTCTAGTGATTCGTGAAATCGGATTCTATATGCAGGATGAAGCAGGGCGGACAGTTTTATTCTCTGCAATGAAAAATGATGAACCGCAGACATTGCCACTTATGGGTAATAATGGCCCTAGTACAATACGTAATACGGTAGCATTTGGCTACAGTAATGCAAACGATGTGCGATTGAATGTGACTGTTAACGAGGGACAAACAGCCGAACAAGTTAAGCAGGCTATCCAAGCACACGGGAACGATTTAGAGGCACATGGTTTAGGAAAGTATGCAGGAGGCGCCACCATTCCAAGCAACATTCGTAATTGGAACGACCTAACAAAACCTGGCATCTACGAATGTAATGCAGGTGTACTAGGGTGGTCGAATGCACCATCATCTAGTAAAATCTACCCATATGGCCAAATCGTAGTGGAAAAAACAGAGGGAAACGTAATCACACAAACGTTTTACTCGTACGGCCAAGGCAAAGCAATTAAACAAGTAACTCGTGTGTTCTACAACGCTTGGTCTAGCTGGCAATATCATGCTGATTGGGATAATGTCATTACTGGCATTGCCAAACATAACGAGGGCATTAACGTAACAAAAGGCGATGCAACGGAACTGATTAAACTGATTACAAACAACAAGTCCGATTCTAACACCTTGTTGGCGCCTACATTGTCGGTTGTAAAATCATTGATTGGTGACGTGAATATAGACGTTCCTAGCATTCTGAAATCTAAAGGAGTTCGCTACGATTTTAGTAACGAAAATGCCTGGTACATCTGCTTTGGCGAAGCTTTTGGCGGTTTAATTATCCAAGGGGGAAAAGCTAATGTTGAAGTATCCTCCAGGATATTTGATGATTTTATTAATTTCCCTATAACATTTACAAGAACGCCAATTGTTACAGCTACAAATACGGCTGAAACTCTTGATCGAGACGAATGGACAACAAGCGCAATTTCTGTAATCAGTTTAACGAAGTTTAAATACCAAACTGCACAAAATGGCGTTTCCAAGTTACAGTGGATTGCCATTGGTAAGTAATCACCAAGGGGGAATATTACAGAATGTAACATCTACACGAGGATCAACAAAATCGTTTCCTTTGTCATTTAAAACGGTATTTAGCATCCTTGTAAACTCTCTTGGCAAGACTTGGGTTAATACGTATAAGCATTACCCACTTGTTACTGAATTAACAACAACAAGCTTTACAGTAAGTAGCGATGATGCAAATCTTCCAAAACTCCATTGGATTGCAATTGGCAAATAACCAAGGGGGAACTACTGCTAGTATTTACGATACTAAAGTAGATATTAATTATCCGATTTCCTTTAAGAGTAAAGTTTTATGGGGCGGTGTTACGATTGATCATAGTGGTATATCTAGTGGCGGGCTAGCAGCATATTTCCAAAGTGCCGATCTTAAAAGAGGGAAAGTTACATCGGATGCTATCAGCGATGCCTTTACAGCGGATATTAAATATATCGTAATCGGATATTAGTCTCCAAGGGGGAAAATTCATTCCTGAAACTGCAAATATTACATATTCCATTAGATTCACTAAAGTATTGGCTGTACTGCCTATGATGTTAGATGAGCCAACGGCATGGCACGAAATGATGGCGCGGCCAAAGTCTATCACAACAAGCAATTTTAAGATTGTAAGCGGAAGCAACAACACTAATTATCCTAAATCTCGCAATAATGGTTGCTGGATTGCGATAGGAATTTAACTTCCGTAAGCTAGCCATGTAGTTAGATAATTTCTATTGTCGTGGGAATACATGGTGAAATTAGTCAATGTGGCGTTTTTGTAACTTGGAGCATTAACGCCCCACCCTTTTGTCAATTGGATGCCTAAAATTTTATGAGAGAATGCAATAGGAAATGTTACTAAATCCTCGTTTCTTTCTTGGCGTTTTCCCCCTTGGTCATTTCAACGCCCTAATTGCCTTACGCAATTGATCGAGTGACTTATGGGTGTACACGCCATCTGTTACATTACTGCTAGCATGACCAAGCAGTAAGCGCTTAGCATTGTAGTTGGCACCTTCATTATCCAAACGTGTAGCGAAGGTGTGACGGCAGTCATGGGTGGTGTGTTTCGCATTAATAGCATGTATTGCCTTATTAAACTCACGGCTAAGTGATGAATAGGTACGGCATTCATGAATGACGTAGATCGCATCAAGCCTATTTGCGATGATAGGCCATATTCGATCGTGGATTGGAATCGTGCGGATACCTGATTTCGTCTTAGCCGATGTAATGCGGAGCGTACGTTGCTTGCGATTAACATCACGAGCCTTGAGGTTGATTAATTCCGATGCACGCATACCTGTATATAAAAGAATCAGCGGAATGTCA